AGAGAGGGCGATCATTACCTGTAGCAGGGTTTACAATGAACGGAGGTTACTACCCGTGGGATACAGAGACATGGGAATTTGATATAAACGAGGAGGAGAGATGGAACTAACCCCTGCACAACAAGAGGAACTTAAGTTTCTACGTAAACAGGTAGACAACTACGAACGCCAAGCGGATGAACATCGTACTATGATAGGAGACGCGATATACAACACCGCACAGGTAGAGTTAAAAAAATTTGTAGAAGGGCTGAGATTAAAAGGCTACAATATTTAGGGAGAAAGAAATGAAGAAACGGAAAGTAGAAGAACGAGTATTTGAGTATTTGTTAGATAACCCATTGGCTACAGCAGATGAGATTACCAAGGCGGTTGGTTGTTCATATAGCTACGCAAAGAAAACACTAGATCGCGTAGGTACACCAAAAGAAGTTTTCGTGAAAGAACAGTTCAAGAAAGAAGCTAACCGTAGTGTGCTACTTGCTGAAGCATCGAGCCTTACATCTGGTGAACGTAACAAAGATTACGGTGACCCTGTGGAGAACATGACCCACATAGCAAGTATATTTAATGCTATGACAGGGCATAAGATAAAACCATCAGAAGTGCCTATGTTTCATATTGCTACAAAGTTAGCACGTAAGAAAGCAAGTCCACTCAAGAGAGACCACTACGTAGACATTATGGCCTACGTTGGTATTGCCTATGAATGTGAGGTTGAGGAAGAATAATGGATCTAATTACACTGGACTTCGAGACCTTCTATAACAAGGAAACATCTTTACGTAAGATGACCACTGAAGAGTATGTGCGTGACCCCAACTTTGAAGTGATTGGGGTTGGTATTAAAGTTAACAATCAAGAAACGGAGTGGGCGAGTGGAACACATGAACAACTCAAAAATTACTTACACACCTTTGATTGGGCGAAGTCTATGGTACTCGCTCATAATACTATGTTCGATGGTGCTATTCTTAATTGGCATTACGATATTTATCCTCGCGTGTATACCGATACTCTGTGTATCTCCCGCGCTCTTCACGGGGTGGAAACTTCTAGTAGTCTCAAAGCGTTGGCTGAAAGGTATCAGATCGGAGCTAAAGGAGACGAGGTACTCAACACCCTCGGCAAGAAGAGGAAAGATTTCTCAGAGGAAGAACTAAGTAGGTTCGGTGACTACTGTATTAATGACGTAGACCTGACATACAAACTCTTCTCCATCATGGTCAAGGGGTTTCCAAAGAACGAACTCAAGCTGATAGACCGTACACTACGTATGTTTATTGAGCCTATCTTAGACCTCGATCTGAATCTATTAGAACAACATCTCATGGAAACACGTTCTCGTAAGGATGACTTACTGACCAGCGCTAAAGTTGAGAAAGCTGATCTCATGTCAAACCCTAAGTTTGCTGAACTATTAGAGCAGTTAGGTGTGAAGCCCCCCATGAAAGTAAGTCCGACTACAGGTAAAGAGACCTTTGCCTTTGCTAAGTCTGACGAGGGGTTCAAGGCACTCGAAGAACATGAGAACGAGAAGGTGCAACTTCTTGTAGCGGCGCGTCTCGGTAACAAAAGTACATTGGAAGAGACACGGACACAGAGGTTCATTGATATATCTAAGCGTGGCCTGTTGCCTGTACCTGTAAGATACTACGCGGCACACACTGGACGATGGGGTGGAGACGACAAGATTAATCTGCAAAACCTACCCAGTCGTGGACGTGATGGGAAGAAACTCAAGCGTAGCATCATTGCACCAGAGGGGTGTTCTCTCATTGACTGTGACTCATCACAGATTGAAGCGAGGGTGTTGGCTTGGCTTGCCGAGCAAGATGACCTGACCCAATCATTCAACGCAGGAGAAGATGTTTACAAGAAGATGGCTTCACGCATCTACGGAGTCCCCGAAGAAGATGTTGATAAAAATCAAAGGTTTGTGGGTAAGACTACAATTCTTGGTGCAGGTTATGGTATGGGCGCGGTGAAGTTCCAAGCACAGTTAAAGACGTTTGGTTTTGACATGGAACTTGATGAAGCACGGCGTGTTATTAGTATCTATAGAGAAGCGAATTGGAAGATAAATCAACTATGGCGCGATGCTCAGAACATGCTTACAGGTTTATCTCGCGGCGACAATACTCAGTTTGGGCTAGACGGTGTACTTAAGGTGGTTGACGGTGCGATACTGTTACCATCAGGACTGAAGCTAGGCTATGATGATTTACAGTTTACACAGACAGACAAAGGTGTAGAGTTTGACTACAAAACAAGGCGTGGTCGCACCAGAATATATGGCGGTAAGGTCATAGAGAACGTATGCCAAGCGATAGCACGTTGCATAATTGGCGAACAAATGCTAAAAATAGCTAAGAAATATCGTGTCGTACTGACGGTACATGACTCGATTGTATGCTGTGTAAAGGACGATGTATTGGAAGAAGCGCAAGAGTATATTGAGAAATGTATGCGTTGGACACCTCATTGGGCAGACGGCCTACCTATCAACTGCGAGAGCGGTACAGGCAAATCATACGGAGATTGTGAGTGAGTATAGCCCCGTGGTCATTTAGTAAGATTAAGGCGTTCGAGCAATGCCCCAAACAATTTTACCATATGAAGATAGCTAAAGATTACCCAGAACCACAAACAGATGCCATGCGGTATGGTACTGAAGCCCATCTTGTGGCTGAAGAATACATAAGAGATGGGAAACCAGTGCCTAGTAAGTTCTCCTACATGGAGGGGGCCCTGGAGTCACTTAACAAAAGACGTGGTAAGAAGTTAACAGAAATAAAGATGGGGTTGACCAGAGAGCTAGAGCCTTGTGGCTTCAGAGATAAAAATGTCTGGTGGCGTGGTATCGCTGACCTTGTTATTGTTGATGGTAGTAAGGCGTGGGTCGTGGACTACAAGACAGGTAAGTCTTCCGCTTACGCAGACAAAGGGCAATTAGAACTGATGGCACTCGCTACGTTTAAGTATTTTCCAGAAATAAAACAGGTGAACGCCGCATTATTGTTTGTCAAAATAAATAATATTGTTAAAGATAAGTATACTGAAGATATGATTCCTTCTCTATGGGAGAAGTGGATGTCTAATTACAAGCGTATGGAGATAGCATACGAGAACGATATTTGGAACGCACATCCGAGCGGATTATGTAAACGCCACTGTGCAGTAATTGAATGTGTTTATAATGGGAGTAACTGATGCCATATACTAAATCACCTAGACCCTACAAGAAAGAATACAAAAAACAAAAGGAACGTGGGGAACACCCAGACAGAATGGAACGGCAACGTGCCAGACGTGCTTACGACAAGAAAAAAATAAACCGCAAAGGTAAAGATGTAAGTCACAATAAGATGTTAAGTAAGGGGGGCAGTAACAAAGACGGCACTAGACTGGAAAGCCCTTCAAAGAACCGTGCAAGAAACGGACAGAAGAAAAAGAAAAAATAAAATATACTGGAGAGTATTTTGAAGATTATTGACAACAAAGCTTTGTTGCTTAAAGTACGTGACCCTAACAGAGTTACAGCCCTCATACCAAAGAGCCAACAATTACCAGACAATAAGGTACTAGTTAACTGGGGGCTTGCCGAAGCATCGAGCCTTAAGACACTAAACATAAAAGCACCGTCACCAATCGAGGGTAGGTACAAGTGGACAGGTAAACACAAACCATTTGACCACCAAAAAACAACCGCAGGGTTCTTGACGATGAACAAGAGAGCCTTTTGTTTCAACGAGCAGGGTACAGGCAAGACAGCTAGTGCGATATGGGCATCGGACTATTTACTACAACAAAAACTAATAAAACGTATATTGGTTATCTGCCCGCTGTCAATCATGGATAGCGCATGGCGTGATGACTTGTTTACCTTTGCTACTCACAGGACAGTATCCGTGGCTCACGGTGCGGCGGCAAAACGTAAAAAGATTATTGAAGAAGGGTCTGAGTATGTAATCATTAACTATGATGGCGTTGCTATTGTATCTGATGAAATAAAGAAAGGTGGCTTTGACCTAGTGATTGTTGATGAGGCAACTCACTATAAGAACGCACAAACAACACGTTGGAAGACGTTGAACAAACTAATTAACGAAGATACGTGGTTGTGGATGATGACAGGTACACCCGCCGCGCAAGCTCCAACGGATGCCTATGGTCTAGCTAAGATGGTCAACCCCAGATCAGTGCCAAGGTTCTTTGGGTCATTCAAAGATCAAGTTATGCACAGGGTATCTCAGTTTACATGGAGACCCAAGCCCGATGCTACAGAGGTCGTGTTCAAAGCACTACAACCTGCGGTTAGGTTTACAAAGGAAGAGTGTTTAGACTTACCACCAATGGTGTATGTGAAACGTGAGGTAGAACTCACACGGCAACAGAAGAAATACTACAAACAACTCAAAGACAAGTTAGTAATGGAGATTACAGGGGCAGAGGTCACGGCTATGAACGCGGCGGTAAGTCTGAACAAACTCCTACAGATATCAGCAGGGGCTGTATATACTGATGATGGGTCTACACTAGAGTTTGATATCAAGCATAGATACAAAGTGCTTCGAGAAGTAATTGACGAATCAAGTCAAAAGATCTTAGTGTTTGTACCCTTTAAGCATGTCATAGACATCTTAACAGACAAGTTACGGTCAGAGGGTATAACAACTGAAGTTATACGTGGCGATGTATCCGCACCTCAACGGACACAGATATTTAAAACCTTTCAAACAACCCCGAACCCACGTGTGCTGGTAATCCAACCACAAGCCGCCGCACATGGTGTCACGTTAACAGCCGCTAACACAGTGGTCTGGTGGGGGCCGACGAGTTCGCTAGAAACTTATGAACAAGCCAATGCTAGGGTGCATAGGTCAGGACAGGTACATAAATCTACCGTTGTGCAACTCCAAGGATCTGCCGCAGAAAAACACGTTTACAGGTTATTAGATAAAAGAATCAACGTTCACACAAAGTTGATAGATCTTTACAACGAGGTACTTGACTAGCGTAGCAATAGATACTATATATAAATTCTCGATAGGCAAAGGAGAGTATAATGAGCGACGCTACGGCTGAAAAGATGACCAGTGCATACATAAAGATACGTGCCGAGAGGTCAGCGCTATCAGCAAAATTTAAGGCAGAGGACGATAAACTTGTGAGACAACAAGACGTTCTCAAACGAGCATTGCTTGACTACTGTGAGAACCACGGTTTGGAAAGCGTAAGAACTTCTGCGGGATTGTTTTTTAGATCTACTAAGACGAAGTATTGGACAAGCGATTGGGAGGCTATGCATAAATTTATATTAGAGCATAATGTGCCAGAGTTTCTTGACAAGCGTCTTAACACAAGCAATATTAAGCAGTTCCTAGAAGAAAACCCAAACACAGTTCCTGATGGTTTAAACATCGATAAGGAATATGTAATTTCTGTAAGGAAGAAATAATGAGTGAACCATTTGTACCAATCGAAGATGTGGCAAAACATTTCTCTGTTTCCATATCTACTGTACGAGCGTGGGTAAGACAGAACCACATACCTAAAGATACCTACATTAAAATAGGTAATACTTATAGGTTTAACGTGAGTGATGTGTCTCATGCTTTAACTAATAAAGAGAAAGAAAGTGAACCTGCTAATAAGTGGGAGCAACACTTCGAAGAACCAACCGATATCGTTGCTGATATTGACTTGGATGATGACATATAAAAAACACTAAACCTCTTAAGGAGAGCGAAAATGACTGAGATGTATATTATTGAAAATGTAGAAGCCCTATGGCCTAAAATTGACACCACCTATGTGTTTAAGCCAAAGCCAATAGGTAGAAGTATGCCCTGTGACCCTTCAGAAAAGGACGCAGAGTACTCTATACAGTTTCGTATGGACAGCGCGACAGCTAAGAAATTATTTATTGCGATGTCAGAAAGCTATCAAGCTAACAGGGAGAAAGACTGGGATGAGAAACTATCAAACCCTTTCGTTAAAGATGATGATGGCACTTATACCTACAAAGCTAACCTAAAAGGTAAGTATAGTTCGGGTTTATCTAAACCCCCTATGCAGTTAGATTCCCAAGGTAACAAGTTACCTGCTGATTTTCAACTAACGACAGGTAGTACAGTCAATGTTGCCGTGCAGTTTAACCCATATAAAGGTTACGGTCAAAATTCTGTAAACTTGAGGCTACGTGCTGTACAAGTTATTAAGCTTTCTGAACGAAGTGAGTACAATCCGTTTGGTAAAGTAGATGGTGGTTTTACCATAGAAGATGCTAATCCTTTCACTAAATCTGCTGAGAAGTCTAACGTGGTAAGCATTGCTGAACCCGCAGATGACTTTGATGAAGAACCAGTGAAAGAACCAAAGAAAGTTGTTAAAAAGTCAGCTCCACCACCCACCGCGACTGAAGACGACTTGAGTTCCGTACTCGATGCTTGGGACGATTAAGTCTCAATGGAACTCCGCCACGACTAGGTTTATACCGAAAAGGATATCTGCCGATGTCCAGTCGTGGTGTCTTTCGGCACTAGTGGGTGGATATTATGGAAACAAAAACATTTTTAAAGAGGGTACTAGGTGACGACGGCTTTTACTGCGTATGTGCTTTTAGCGATGAGCGTAGGATACAGAAGCTATACCCCTCAATAGATGCGGTTGTAGACGCGTCTAAAGACCTAGACGAGCAAGGATTTGATATATACTTTGGGTTGTCCACGTTTGAGACAGGCCAATCACGTAAAGCAGATAACGTAAAGAACATCAGGTCATTCTTTCTTGACCTAGATTGTGGGCCGAGTAAGGAATACCCTACCCAGAAGGATGCGCTGACAGATCTGATTCGGTTTTGTAAGACGCTATCTTTACCTAAACCTGTTATGGTGAGTTCTGGTAATGGAGTGCATGTGTACTGGCTGTTGTCAGAATCAGTGGTGATTGACGACTGGTTACCTATAGCAACGCGTCTAAAGAAACTATGTGCAGATCATAAACTACTGGCTGACCCTGTGGTCACAGCCGATGTTGCTAGAATACTACGCGTACCAAACACACATAACTATAAGAACGGGGTCGCAAAAGAAGTAAGTTTTATCGGCGTACCTACAAATGAGCTAGTAGATTTTGATAGGTTCTCTGAGTTGTTAGGTGGGGAAGCTATACCACAACCTAAGAAAATGACGCCTAACTCTGTAACTTCTTTGTTTATGGATAACTCTGACACTGAGTTTAAGGTCATACTATCTAAGACTGTAAAGGGTAATGGGTGCGAACAGATAAAGAATATAATACAGAACAGAGAAACTGTAAGCGAACCCATGTGGAGAGCAGGGCTATCTATAGCAAAGTTCTGTGCTGATAGCGACAAAGCTATAGAACTGATGTCCAAAGGACACGAAGGTTATGATGAGAAGTTAACAGAAGATAAGGTATCTCTCATAAAAGGGCCGTACCTTTGCAATAGATTTGACGAATATAACCCTGATGTCTGTACAAACTGTAAACATTGGGGCAAGATAAAATCTCCTATAACACTAGGTCGTGTGGTTAAACAGGCGCAAAGCGCTCCAGATATACCAGATTACCCTACACCATACTTGAGGGGAGAGAATGGCGGTATATATGTAAGCGTCAGAGGTGCTGACGGGGAGGAAGAACATAGACAGATATACCATAATGACCTGTACGTTGTTAGGAGGCTTAGGGATGTAGAACTTGGAGAGGCTATCGTTATGCGGTTACATCTCCCAAAAGACGGTATAAGGGAGTTTACAGTACCACTCACGGCAGTAACGTCCAAGGAAGAACTACGTAAACAATTGTCTATGCAGGGCATAGCAGTAGCGAGGATGGATGAGTTAATGCAATACACAACAACATGGGTAAACGAACTACAATCACAGAAAGAAGCTGATGAAGCGCACAGGCAATTTGGTTGGTCGAATGACGATTGCAAGTCTTTTATACTTGGTAACCAAGAGATATTTAAAGACAAGGTAGATTTTAATCCACCATCTTCTCAGACTGCGGGGTTGTTTCCCTCGTTTGAACCGAAGGGTACTTTAGAAGATTGGAAGGAAGCGATAAACTTTTATAACCGAGATGACTTTGAACTACATCAATTTGTAGTAGGTACATCTTTTGGTTCTCCTCTTATGCAGTTTCTACCCATACATTGTGCAGGGCTACACATATACAGTAAGGAGTCGGGGGTAGGT